CAAGTTTCAACAATCACGGCCAGCTATTTTCAAATTGTTATTGACGACCTAATCTCCAAGGGCAAGCTTGAACCTGAGACTGGTGGTGATGTATGAGTGCCCTAGGCAAACTCCTGCGCACCTACCTCGTCGGTCGCACCAACTACTCTGCGACCATACCCGGTGGCATATCACCGGAGAATGCGCCAGTGGGCTCGTCTCTGCCCTACGTCGTCTATCAGGGCATTAGCACTCAGCGACAGATGTTCTTGAGGGGCACACCAGCGGTGATCACAGAGCGTGTTACGCTGACGGCAGTTGCTGAGACTCGATCGGGTGCGCAGGGCGTCCTAGTGTGGATCGCAGAGCAGATCGAGGCTACACCGGGACGCCATACAGTTTCAGGCGTGACCATCCATCACTGGCGCATCGAGGAAGCGCAGGATCAATCCGAGCTCGGGGGAGATGGGACCGACGAGCTAGCACGGCTGACTACAATTGACGTAGTCGGCACATACCAGTAAAGGAGTCTCGACATGCCAAATGTTCTTGGACCGGGAACGACCGCAGCCTACGCGACGCTGAGCAGCAGCACCGCAGGCACCACGGCAGCCCTAAACGGGCTGATCAGCATCGCGGCTAATGCACGATCTACGACGTTCGCTGATGTGACCGCACTGAGCGACACAAAAATGCAACGTGTGCCAGTGCGCAACGACCCAGGCACAGTGCAATTCACGCTGTATCTCGACGATACCGTGACTGCCACCAACCTGTTAAGTGTGCTCGACACTCGTCGGCTCGCCAAGGTTCACACTCGCGTGACCGTCGATCTCGGTGGCGCAAATATCGATACACTCGCAGTGTACGATGGCTACATCAGCGAGATCGGGTATCCTGATATTGGCGCTACAGACGAGGCGCTGAGGTATACAGTAACTCTCCAATTGAGCGACAAGAGTAACGTAGCATGACACTTGACAAAGCAGCTATCATCGCAGGCGCAAAGCCACGCATCATTACCATCTCCGTGCCCGAGTGGGGCGGAGATGTATGCCTGCGAGAGATCACGGCAGGCCAGCGCGACCAATGGGACGCGTGGCAAATTGAAAATGAGGGCGCGGCACGATACGCCAACATTCGCGCCCGTCTGCTGGTGCTCACCATCTGCGACGAGCAGGGTGCGCGCCTATTTGGAGACAAAGACATCGATATCGTCAGCAGCATGCCTGCGCAGACGATAGATAGGCTCTGGGACGCATCCTGCAAATTGGTCGGCCTGCGTCCTGAGGATGTGGAAAAAAACTAGCCAAGCGCCCGCTCAGGCGGGTGCTATTTCGGCTCGCTGGTCATCTAGGTATGACGGTCGGCGAGATCGAGGAGCGGATGAGTAGCACAGAGCTGGCTGAGTGGGTCGCACTCATAAGGCTCGATCCATGGGGCTACTACCGCAGCGACCTACAGCATGCGCTAGCGGCATGGGCACCGATGGCAGCATGGAGTAAGGGCGCTAAGATTACGGACTTTCTGCCTCGCGATCTCTGCGCGGAGATGGAGTCAGAACGAACAACACTCACGGCACTGGTCGAGACCGGGGCCAAGATCATGACTAGGGAGCAGGCATATGGCTAGTATCGCTAAGCTCTCGGTACAGATGGCATGGCAGGGCGCTGAGCTGACTAAGGGCGCTGCCGATGCCAGCAAAGACCTTAAGAATGTAGGAGACAAAGCAAAGAAAACTAAAGAAGAGCTCGAGGCGCTCAAGAAAGAAAAAGACAAACTAGGCGAGAAAAAACTAAACTTAGCAGAATCACTAGGCCTTAAATCTTTGAACGATGTTAAAGGCCTGCTTGACATGGCACGCGGCGTGTTCCAATTCTTTGTTGGACTACCCATCCAAGGTGCCGTATCCATTCTGAAAATGGGTGGCGCTCTCGAGACGATGACCATCCGCGCCCAATACGCTGCCAAATCAATCGAGGCTGGCAATAAAGTAATCAAGGATCTACGCGACCTTAGCAGCAGCAGTGGCGTGCCATTGCAGGATCTGGCCAAGGCATTTGAACAATTCACGGCTGCTGGCATAAGCACGGCAGGCGCATCGACAATCCTAGCCAATGCGGGCAACGCCATCGAGCTGCTCGGTGGTGGGGCTTCTGGTGCTCAGGCAGTTGCTGCCGCAATCACTGAGATCCGTGGCGCAGCCATCGCCACTGACGGGCCGCTCAAAACATTGCAACGAGGTGGGCTAAAGGTATTTGAAGCACTGGCTCAAGAGCTTGAGGCAGTCACGGGCAATGCCTACTCGGTCGAGGAGGCAATGGCTGCCGTGCAGCAAGGCTCGGTGAGCAGTGCAACGGCAGTACGCGCAGTATTCAGAGCCAGCAATTCAGCAGAGGCTAAGGCAGCCGCTGAAGCATTTGGCGCGTCATTTGACGGGCAATTGCGACAATTGTCGTCAGGCTTCAATGATCTGCTCACAGAAATAGGCAAGCAGATGCTTGCCATATTACAGCCAGAAAAAGCATTTGCTGCGCTTAAGGGCGCTTTTCAGGGCGTCAAAGAAGTCGTTCAAGAGATCGCCGCGGCGTTCTTGCCCGTGGTTGATCCCAAGGATAAAGCAGCAGGGCTAGCCTCTATATTTGAGTCGAGCAAGCAGATTGCCAAGGATGTTGTCAATAAATTGGTCGAGGGTATTACTCAGCTAAAGGGCATGTTTGACGAGGTAGTTGCTGGCATACGCAAATTGATGCAGGACTACCAAGGCATGACCGCAGGCAAGGTCGCAACCACCGCCGCTACAACAGTCGTCACCGCGCCATTCGAGATTGGCAAAGCCATGACTATGGCGGTTGGAGATTTTGTCAAAGGACCGCGTGTCGATCCAAATAGACCAGGGCAGATGACGATTGGCGATGAGGTGCGAGCCCAAATAAAACTTGAGAAAGAGATAGCGTCAAAATCAAATCTTGCTTTGATTTCTGCGATGTCATCATTTTTGCAACTCAATAATGAGCTGCCCAAAGTAGGAGTCAGTGCCGAGGAGGCTGCGGTCAACGCAAAGAATCTGGCATATCAGCAAAAACTCAACGCTCAATTTGCTCTAGAGCAAGCTGAGAATGAGAAAAAAGCTAATCTTGATTTAGAGCTTGCCACCAAAGACAACGCCAAATTGACCGCGACTATACTAAATAACAATATGAGCATCACCGAGAAATTCGCCGAGATGACCGGCAATCTCGAGTCGATGATGGCGCAGGCCGCAAAGGGCAGCAAGGAGAGCGCCGACAAGCTGCGAGCAGCACAAACTAGGGTAGTCGGCAAGCAACTCCAAGACATGATCAAACAATTTGCCACGCCCCAGGCAGGCACTGCGCAGGCGTTTGTGGCTGGCTCTGCCGGTGCTGCTGAGGCGCAGATCAGGGCAAGAGTCGAGGGCATGAATGCTCAGGCCGACCCGCAGAAGCAACTGGTCGCTGCTGCTGCTGAGGCTGCGCGGCAGGATGCGATCCAAGCTGAGCAAATGAAGCGCCTAGTGGCAGCCGCTGAGAAGGCCAACATCATTAAGCCCGGCACTCTGGTCATTCCAAAATAAAGGAGGCGACATGGCGTATACACTGTTTACCGAGGTCGCCGAGGGGCGCACAGCATCCGTCGATCAGAAATTCAACCGCACGTATACCCGTGTATTTCTGGTGCGCACTGACGCTGCGACATACGGGCCAGCGTACGCTGCATCGCATCCATCGCTGCCGGTCATATTCTCGGCGCACAATGAGGACTCTGACGCGTACTGTCTGAGCATCAGCCCGTCTCAGGATCAGGGCGACCCCACGCTCTGGCGCATCAGCGTCAACTACGGCTACAACATCGATGCGCCATCGGCAGCATCTGCCCCATCGGGCGACCCTGCCGTCGAGACTCAGCAGACTGGTCAAGCGCCCGCGGATCGTGTGGAAAATCCGCTCTCTAGGCCGAGGGATTACAGCGTCTCGACGACATCGTACCCGCTCGGCGTGATGTTCGATCGCTCTGGCACGCTGATTCGCAACTCTGCCAAAGATCCATTTCTGCCCGTGCCCGAGATCGTCAAAGGTGGCGCGTCGAT